GTTTTTACAATGGGTAGGAATATGGCTGATTGTTTTCGAACTATTTCACATGAATTAGTTCATTCAAAACAAAATTGTGATGGTAGAATTGAACAAAATAGTGGTGATACAGGTAGTGATATTGAAAATGAAGCAAATTCACAGGCAGGAATTTTTTTAAGGGGCTTCGGAAAGAAATATCCCGAAATTTATCAACTTTCTTTTGATAATGAACTAAATGAAGAAGGTAATTATGACAAATATCAAACTCTTTTGAAAATTCGTTATCCAACACATTCTTCGGAAGGAAATTATGCAAATGATAGAGAAAAAATATATAATCAAACTGTCAAAAAGGGTGGAAACATTGACACTTGGAATAGAATTGTTGCAAATGACCAAAATAGGTTTTTAGAAGAAGAAAAAACAAATAAAATTGAATATGGATGTTTAATGTTAGATGTTCCTTTTCAAAATTGGCAAAAAGTTCTTTCAAGAATTTCTAAAGAAGATTTATACGAAGATGATGGTGATACCTACGGACTTGAAGACGAACCTCATGTAACAGTGATATATGGATTACATGAAGAAGTCAAAGATGAAAAATTAATAAAATTTGTAAAAGATTTTTGTAAATCAACACCAATAGAAATCCAAATTACAAAAATGGGAGTTTTTAAAAACTCTAAATTCGATGTGATAAAGTTTGATGTAGAATCCTCAATTCTAAAATCCTTAAACAAAGCACTTTCAGAAAATTTCCCATATACATCAAAGTTCCCAAACTATGAACCACATATTACAATAGCATATTTAAAAAAAGGGACTTCTGAAAAATATTTAAAAGAATTAAAAGAACCCGTTACAAAATCGTTAAAAACTTTTGTTTATTCAAAAGCAGATAGAAGTAAAATAGAATTTAAAATAGATTAATTTCACAAAACTTTAACAAAACATAATGGAACAAGCACATTTAAAAAAAGAGTTTACAGATAGTTCGGAATTACAACGGATGCGGAATATTATTACAAAAAAGTATGGAAACTCTACAAAAATTCAAAAAGGTTATGAAAAAGAATTTATAGAAAGAAAGGAAGGAGAAATTTGGGAAGAAAATGGTAAAAAATGGACTGTTAAAAACGGTTTAACATCTTCTTATACCCCAACACAAATTTTAAGAGATGAAATTAAAATTCCTTTATGGTGTCCTTCATGTGGTGGAAAGATTAAGACGAATTATGATAAAAAAATGTTTAAAATCTATTCACATTGTTTTGATTGTCAATTAAAATCCGAAACAAAAATGAAAATCGAAGGTAATTTTCAAGAATTTGAAGATAAGATTATAAAAGAAAACATTATTCAAATGGTTAGGGATGTTGAAGATGATATGAAAGAATTTATGAATGGTGATGAAGATGTATTAATTCTTACATCAAATGGTGACACCGAAGAATGGGGTGGTGAGGTTGATAAAGAGAATGTTATAAAGGATGTTAAAGAAATGACAGAGAAATTTAAAGAAGTTTTTGATATTGATGGAAAGTAAAACAAATAATTCTCAAAAATTTTATTGTCAAAAAGCCATTGAATCTATTTCTAAGTGCAAATCCCAATGCAAATCTTGTAAAATATACTATAAACAACTATTTTTAGAATAAATCAAATATTTATAAAAAATACAATGTTTTAATATGAAAAAAACGGAATTAATGCAATTTTTAAAGGAAGAAACAAAAAAGATTTTAAATGAATCTAAATATTCTTCTTTTTTAAAGAAAAAGAGTGATACAATAGACGAAGTTGGAAAATTTCATGTAATTAAAAACCCGACAGAAGGATGTATGTCGGAACAAATAATTTTTGAAAGTGATATTTTTGATTTACATGAAAAATTAGCAAATGGTTCTTTATTAAGAGAAGATATTGCAGCAGTTGTTTACAAGGAAAATCGTGCTAAAAGACGATGTGAATCTTTGATAAGAGAATTTGATAGAAATTTAAAAGAGTCTTGGAAAACTGAAATTCAAGGACTTCAAGAAAAATGTGATTATATTAATAAATCTGTAACAGCTTCTAAAAAATTTTATAAAAATAAACCTTTAACAGAGGACATTACACAAAAACATTCTCGTTTAGAAGAATCTGTCACAAAAATTCAACAAAATATTAAATCTATTAATGAAAAACTTAGAAGCTACAAAAAACCGATTAAGGAAACTACTAAAGGAAGAGGTGGAAAGACAAGCACCAAAAAAGAAAATACCAAAGAAGTCAAGTAATATAGATTTATATTTACAAAAGATTCCTAAATTAAAAGATGCTATTGAAAAGGTTATGACACCTAATTATAAATATTTTTTAGTTGATGCAAATGTCATTTCCCCAAAACCCTTTACAATAAGATTTAAAACTAAAAATAGTTACCATTTTGAACTTTTTATCAAAGATGGTGGTTTTAAATGTAAGGTGAGTGGTAAAAAGTATGATTTAAACACAGATGGAGAAATTGAAAAGGCTTCTGAAAGTATCACAGAATTATTATCACTTGGAAAACTTGAACCAATGGATTCAAAATCGGGAGGTGGTGAGTTAGATGATATGGGTGATATGGGTATGAAAGGTGGTGGTAGTGGTGGTGGATTACAAGGTTTACCAAGCGGTGATGACACAGGAGGTGATGAAGATGTATTTAAACCGATAGATGATGTAGGTCAACAAAATATTGGTAATAATTTAGAAAAAGACCAAGAAAATGACAAAGAAGAAGAAGATGTTTCAAATTGAAATAAATCTTAATTTTAACAAAATAATTTAATAAATGACAATTCAAGAACGTAATGTAGAGATTTTAAATTTTATTAAAGAACATCCTATAAATTTAGGAACGCCGAATTGTTATAAAGAAGTTTGTGATAAATTTTTTGTAAACACGGATGTTATTAGGGGTATATTAAGAAGAAATCCCAATCTTAAAGATTCTTTAAAATTTGGAACGACTAATTTAGATACGGTTATTGAGAAACAGAAAGACCAAGTTTTAGACTTTCCTATATCAACAGAAGTTTCTGAAAATCTTATAACAGGTGCGAAAGAAATTTCTAAAAAAATTGATTATCAAATTAAAGGAGTTGATGAATTAATTGCAGAACTACAAATTGACACATCTAAATACGATGTTATTAAGTGGAAATGTTCTACATGGCAATCTCCAAAAAAAGGTGATAACCCAACACAACTTTATGCAGTTAATTGTGAACTAAAGCCTAAACAATTAGATGGTCAATTTGATTTGTTAGAAGCATTTAGGGAAATTGTTTCAAAAGCACCGTCAATACCTCCGACAAAAGCACCGTCAATTACAAATGTAAATAAATCTTTATTCATATATCTTTCCGACACTCATGTTGGAGCAAGTGTTAGTGAAGATAGTTTATATGAAAATGAATATTCTGCTACAATTTTTACAAAAAGACTTGATGAAGTGTTAGATAATGTTTATAAACTTTATACATTACATGGAACTTTTGAAAACATCTATGTTGTAAATTTAGGAGATTGTATTGATGGATTTAATAATCAAACTGCACGAGGTGGACATTTCCTTCCACAAAATCTTTCAAATAAACAGCAATTTGAAGTTTATTTCCAATCA